CAGATGATTTTACATTTGTACCAGCACCTCTTACATTTAACAGAGACAGTGCTGCGACTAGAGTAAATGAAAAAGGATTAATAGAAGATGTTGGATATTTTGGACCTGAGTTAGTTCAAAATGGTGATTTCAGTGAAATAGGTAGTGAATGGTTTAACGCTAATAATATTTCCCCCAGGAATGGTGCTACAAATACAATTAATTCAGACGGAACAATAACAACTGAATTAATTAGCAACCCAGCGAATACAGCTGGTTGGGCTGTTGGTGCAAGTGATATTTTAAATCAAAATAAAATATATAAAGTAGAGTGGAAGGTAATTTCAACAAATTCAAATAGTGGTACTTTTTGGTATTGGAATGGTGTTGAACAAGGAGGTTTTGGAGATTTAACTCAAGTAGGTTCTGGGGTATATTATATTAAAGGAAACGCAAGTGGCGCGAATGCTGATTTTAGATTTAACAACGCTCAAGCTTATTCAACTATTACTTGGTCTTTATCAATAAAAGAAGTTGGGCATAATTGGACGTTTGGAGATGGTTGGAGTATTGAAGAAAATAAGGTAGTCGTAGCGAATGCCCAGAGTTTATATCAAAGATTAACACAGCCATCATTAAGTTTTAACCTAAATTCAACTTATAAAATAAGTGTAACTTGTTCTGAATATTCATCTGGCTATGTTTATTTAAGAAAACCTAGAGGCGCAGAACCAGATACAGATTTAAGGATTGACAGCGTTGGCACTTTTGTTTTTACTTTAAATGCATTAACAGAACTTACTGAATTTGCTTTGGCTATTGGTGTTTTAGGTACAGATTTATCTATAACAAACATATCAGCAATAGAAGTCTTAGGTGATAAACCAAGAATAGATTACTCAGATAGTTTAACAGAACCATCTTTGCTTTTAGAACCGCAAAGTACTAATTTAGTAACATTTAGTGAAGATTTTAGTCAAAGTAATTGGATTAAAGGTAGAACTGAAGTTTTGCTAAATACAGCAATTTCTCCAGATGGAAATTTTAACGCATCAACTTTATCTGTTATAAATGCGACAGGAGGAGAAGAGTTTTTAAGAATAATATCAGGTGGCTCAAATCCAGCAACATGTTCAATTTATGTAAAAAAAGGCAATTGGCGATACATTACGATTCGTTCTGTTAATATAAGCGTATTTGATTTTGACACAGAAACATTTACTTTAACTGGCGCTAATGAAACACTATCTTTTGAAAAACTAAAAAACGGATGGTATAGATTAAAAGCAAGTTCACCAACAAGAACTTATTGTAGTGTTGGTTTTGCTGCTAATGCTACTGCAACAAGTGGAAGTGGTGTTAATGGCTCTTATATGTATATATGGGGTGCACAATTAGAAGAACTACCTTATGCAACATCTTACATACCCACAGCTGGCTCTACCGCAACTCGTTTAGGTGAAACTGCAATAAATGCAGGTGACGTAAATGTTTTTAACAGCGAAGAAGGTGTATTGTACGCAGACATAAGTGGTCTTGTTAATGGTGGTAGCGGAGACAAGATGATTACAATTAGCGATGGCAGTACACAAAATTCTATACAATTATTATTACATAATACAGCAAATAGAATTAATTTCAGATTAAGAAGTGGTGGCAATTTAGATGTAAACATTTCAGATTACAATTTTGAGCAAACTGATGACTTAAAAATAGCTTGTGTGTACAAACAAGATAATTTTTCTTTATGGATAAATGGAATTAAAAGAGTTACAAGTACAAGCGGAAATACTCCAATAGGATTAAATAAATTAAACTTTTCTATGTTTAACGGAACACTACCTTTTAACGGAAAAGTAAGAAACCTAAAAGTATTTAACAAAGCATTAACAGATAGAGAACTAGAAATTTTAACAATTCAATAATTATAAAAATGTACATTTACAAAACAAATTTTTCAACAGAAGCAGAAGGTAAACAAGCTTTAATTGATAAAAACGTATGGAAAGAAGTTACTGAAGAAGGTGTTACTCAAATGGTATACATCAACGGTACTAAAGCTATAGTTAATATCGGTAAAATTGTGAAAACACCTGGAACTTACGATCCTGACGGTAAAGAAATAACTGCACCTGTATATTACGATGGTTGGGCTTACGATGTTATGAGTAGTGATATTCTTGACTTTGGTAGCAACCTAGTACACCCAGGTGACGCTTCAGCTCACTCATTTTTTGGTTGGCCAAGAAATACAGAAGGTAATTTACCAGTAGAAGAGGAAGAAGAAGAAGAATCAGAAGAATAATACTATGGCAAGGGTTGACAAAAAGAAAATGGCTTGCAACAAGCCTAGAAAAACCCCTGGACACAAGACAAAGTCTCATATAGTTAAGGCTTGCTCTGGTGGTAAAGAGAAAATTATTAGATTCGGTCAGCAAGGTGTTAGAACAGCTGGTAAACCTAAAAAAGGTGAATCAGCTAAACAAAAAGCTAGACGTAAAAGCTTCAAAGCAAGACACAGAAAGAATATAGCTAAAGGTAAGCTAAGTGCAGCTTATTGGGCTAATAAAGTAAAGTGGTAATGAGTAGAGATAAGAAAAAGTTTAAAGACACTACAGTAGGTAAATTATTGCTAGGTGCAGCAGGTATGATAAACCCTGCACTTGGTCAAGTTCTTCAAGGCGTGACAACACCTAAAGAAGCTATAGCTGAAATAACAAAAGCTGATGTTTCTAATGAAGATAAAATAAAACTACAGCAGTTAATATACGAACAACAAAATAAAGAAATAGAAGCTATTACAAACCGTTGGCAAGCAGACAGCATGTCTGACTCTTGGCTTTCTAAAAACGTGCGCCCGTTAGTTTTAGTGTGGTGTATATGTATATTTTCACTAGCTGGTATACTAGATTCAGTAGATTCAATACCATTTAATATTGGCAGTACTTGGAACGATACTTTTGAAAAAGTAATGATGGCAGTAGTGTTAGCATATTTTGGAGGACGAACAACTGAAAAAGCCTCAAGTATGTTTAAGAAAAAATAAGTAAATAAAGCTTATTATAAGTAATTAGTATATAATAAATTAAATAATAATCAAATTAAATTAAAATGAGTAAAAAAATTGACGAAAAAGACCTTGAAAGGTTAAAAAAACAAGAATCAGCTAAATTAAGAGTATTATCTGATATTGGTACAGTAGAGGCTCAAAAACACGAGCTGCTTCACGCTTTTGCAGAACTAGTTGGTGAATCAAGAAAAATCAACGAAGAGTTAGAAGAAAAGTACGGTAAGATAACTGTCAACTTGCAAGACGGTACTTACGAAGAAATTAAAAGTGAAGAAGATGTCCAAGCTGATTAGAAAAATAAGCATAGGATCAGATTATAAAAACGAAGCAATGCATTATTCCGTAGGTCAAAGCGTCTACGGAGGTCATTGCATATCTGATATACTATTTGATCAAAAAGACGGATCTTATAATATATACATAGAGAAAAACAAAGAAGTCATACCTTGGAAAAAGTTTAATTCAAATATGGCTATATCAATTGAATATAATCTAGAATACTAATGCAAAGTTTATACAGCTTCATTATACAACCTAAAAACGGTAGGTATGCAAATGAAGTAGAAGTTGGTGATAAAAAACTAATAGTTAACACCACGATGGACGATCATAAATTTGTTAACCGTATTGGTATAGTTAAGTCCATACCTAAAATAGGTGAAACAAATATAAGCGTAGGTGATCAAGTTATAGTTCATCACAATGTGTTTAGAAGATTTTATGACATAAGAGGTAACGAAAAAAATAGCGGATCTTATTTTAAAGAAGATTTATATTTTTGCTACAGTGATCAAATATTTCTTTACAAAAGTAAAAAAGAGTGGTTAGCGCCACATGATTACTGCTTCGTTAAGCCAATAGTCGAAAAGAAAAGAAGCGTTTTAAGACAAGATAATGAGCAAAACCATATTGGTATACTTAAATATGACAATAGCTCTTTAAATGATCTTGGAGTACACAAAGGTGACCTTGTCGGGTTTAGTCCTTTAAGCGAATACGAGTTTATTATAGATAACAACCGTATGTACCGCATGAAAACTAATGATATTACAATTAAATATGAATACAAAGGAGACGAAGTTGAATATAATCCAAGCTGGGCAACGGGCTGTGGAAGAACTTATTAAAGTAGCTAAAGAACCTATTGTAGATTCAGATGATGACATATCAGCAGACAGGCTTAAAAACGCAGCTGCAACTAAAAAGCTAGCTATATTCGATGCGTTTGAAATATTATCTAGAATACAAGAAGAAGAAGACTTGTTAAACGATAAACCTAAAGAAGTTAAAAAAGAAAAAGCTTTTAAAGGTTTTGCAGAAGGTAGATCAAAATGAGTTATAATCAAACATTATTAAATGTACTCACTGATCACATAAAGCCTAAGACTGTAAAACAAATGAACAGGTATAACAAGTGGGAGTATGGTTATAATAAAGATTACAATATTGTTGTTATATCTAAAACTGGTAAAATAGGTGAGATATACGAGATACAAAATCTTAAAATAGCTTTACCACTTGCTGAAAACGTTTCAGAGAATAAAGAGCAAAAATGGTTACCAATTGAGTACCCAAAAGAGTTAAGCAGAATAAAATCAGTGTTTGACTGGGAAAATTACCCAACAGAATTTAAAGAAAAATGGTATGATTACATTGATGAAGAGTTTAACAGAAGAGACAAAGGCCACTGGTTTAATAACAAAGGTGCTGCTACATATCTTACTGGCTCTCATTATATGTACTTGCAGTGGACCAAAATCGATGTTGGACACCCAGACTTCAGAGAGTCAAATAGATTATTCTTTATATTTTGGGAAGCATGCAAGGCAGATAACAGATGCTACGGGATGTGTTATCTTAAGAACAGACGATCAGGTTTCAGTTTTATGTCCTCATCAGAACTTGTGCACCAAGCAACAACATCAAGGGACTCACGTTTTGGTATATTGTCAAAAACTGGGGCGGATGCTAAGAAGATGTTTACAGACAAGGTTGTGCCTATATCAATCAACTACCCGTTCTTTTTTAAACCAATACAAGACGGTATGGACCGCCCAAAGACCGAGCTTGCTTACAGAGTCCCAGCTTCCAAGTTTACAAGAAGAAAACTCGATGCAAATGAGACGCTCAAAGAAATCGCAGGGCTTGACACAACCATCGACTGGAAAAACACAGGCGACAACTCGTATGACGGTGAAAAATTAAGACTACTTGCTCACGATGAAAGTGGTAAGTGGGAAAGACCTGATAATATATTAAACAACTGGAGAGTCACAAAAACAACACTTAGACTAGGTTCTAGAATTATTGGTAAGTGTATGATGGGTTCAACAAGCAACTCACTTAGTAAAGGTGGTGATAACTTTAAAAAACTATACTATGACTCAGACGTTACAAAACGAAACCGTAATGGACAAACTAGTTCTGGATTATATTCTTTGTTCATACCTATGGAATGGAACTACGAGGGATATATTGATATGTATGGAGCACCTGTCTTCGATACCCCTGACAAACCAGTACTTGACTCATTTGGTGACAAGATTGAGCAAGGCGTAATTGAGTATTGGGAAAACGAAGTTGAAGGTCTTAAAAACGATCAAGACGGATTAAATGAATTTTATAGACAGTTTCCAAGAACTGAGAGTCACGCTTTCAGAGATGAAGCTAAACAGTCTTTATTTAATCTAACTAAGATATATGAGCAAATAGATTTTAATGACGATATAACAACGTCTAATTTAATATCTAGAGGTTCTTTTCAGTGGAAAAACGGTATTAAAGATACAACTGTTGAATTTATGCCAAATAAAAACGGTAGATTTAAAATTAGTTGGATCCCAAAGTTTGAAATGCAAAACAGAATGAATCTGAAAAGCGGTACTAAATATCCAGGTAATGAACACTTAGGTGCGTTTGGATGTGACAGTTACGATATATCAGGAACTGTAGATGGTATAGGTTCTAATGGAGCTTTACACGGACTTACTAAGTTTACAATGGACGAAGCACCATCAAACCACTTTTTCTTAGAGTATGTAGCAAGACCACAAACTGCTGAGATATTTTTTGAAGATGTACTTATGGCTTGCGTATTTTATGGCATGCCAATACTTGCTGAAAATAACAAACCAAGATTATTATACCATTTTAAAAGAAGAGGATATAGAGGATATTCTATGAACAGACCAGATAAACTATATAATAAGTTATCTGTTACAGAAAGAGAGATAGGTGGTATACCTAACTCTTCTCAAGATATGAAGCAGTCACATGCTGCAGCTATAGAGTCTTACATAGAAAAATACGTAGGTAGAAAAGAGAGTGGATGTGGGACTATGTACTTTAGCAGAACATTAGAAGACTGGGCTAGGTTTGATATAAATAACAGAACAAAGTTTGATGCTTCGATAAGTTCAGGTTTAGCCATAATGGCTTGTAATAAAAACCTTTACGCACCCACACAACAAAGACAAAAGTTAAGCTTAAACCTTGGAATAAAAAGGTATGACAATAAAGGATCAAGATCTAAAATAATTTAAATAAATGATTAATAAAGCTATAAAGAGTTCTTTTCCCAGCCAAGCGGTTAGTGATTTAGAAAAGCAAACGCTTGAGTATGGTGCCAAAGTTGGTAACGCTATTGAGCAGGAGTGGTTCAACACTAACGATGGTTATGACAGTAGAAACTCATCTGGAAGATATGAAACATCAAGAAGATCTTTTCATGCGTTGAGGTTATATGCTAGAGGAGAACAGTCTGTTAGAAAATATAAAGATGAATTATCTGTTAATGGTGATTTATCTTACTTGAATTTAGATTGGAAGCCAGTGCCTATTATACCGAAGTTTGTCGATATAGTTGTAAACGGTATGGCTGATAGATCTTATGATATAAAAGCATATTCACAAGATCCAGCATCTATAAAAGAAAGAACTGATTATGTTACTAAAATAGCAGAAGACATGATGGCTAAGCCATTTAATGATGCTGTAGCTGGTCAACTAGGTATTGATATATACCAAACAGATCAAAGTAAATTACCAGAAACAACAGAAGAATTAGAACTGCACATGCAATTAGAGTATAAGCAGTCTATAGAAATAGCAGAAGAAGAAGCTATTAATAGTGTTTTTGATAGAAATAAATATAAGCATATAGCTAGAAGAATAAACAATGACTTAACAGTTATTGGTATTGGTGCTGCAAAAAGTTGTTTTAATAAAGCTGAAGGTATTAAAGTTGATTACGTAGATCCAGTTGATTTAGTTTATTCAAACACTGATTCACCTTACTTCGATGATATATATTATGTAGGTGAAGTAAAAGAAATTTATATAAACGAACTTAAAAAAGAGTTTCCAGAACTTACAGACTCTCAGTTAGATGAGTATAAAAACAGTGGAGCTTACTATAACTCTAAATCTGGTTACAACTCTAAAAAAGACGAAGAAAACAGTGTTACAGTTTTATATTTTGAATATAAGACTTTTGCTAATCAAGTTTACAAAGTAAAAAATACAGCTACTGGTGGTAAAAAAGCTATAGAAAAAAATGATACATTTAATCCACCCGCATCAGATGATTTTGAAAAAGTAGACAGAGCTATTGAGGTTATATACGAAGGTGTTAAAGTAATTGGTAGTAAAGATCTTTTAAAATGGGAGCTGAAGAAAAATATGATGCGACCAAAAGCAGATACTACAAAAGCTCAAATGAGTTATGCAATATGTGCACCTCGTATGTATGAAGGTCGTATTGAAAGTTTAGTAAGTCGTATGACTAACTTTGCTGATATGATACAAATAACACATTTAAAACTACAGCAAGTATTATCTAAAATGGTACCAGACGGTGTTTATTTAGATGCTGATGGTTTAGCTGAAGTTGACTTAGGTAATGGTACAAACTATAACCCAGCTGAGGCTTTAAATATGTATTTCCAAACTGGTTCTGTTATTGGTAGATCAATGACACAAGACGGTGATATGAATCGTGGAAGCATACCAATCAGAGAATTAAACACTAATGGTGGCGGTAATAAAATAAGTGCGCTTATAAGTACTTACAACTATTACTTACAAATGATGCGTGATGTAACTGGTTTAAATGAAGCTAGAGATGGAAGTATGCCTGATAAAAATGCTTTAGTAGGTTTACAAAAACTTGCTGCTGCTAATTCAAATACAGCTACAAGACATTTATTACAGTCAAGTTTATATATAACGCTTTCAATGGCTGAGTGTATTGCTATGAGAATATCAGATGTTATAGAATATTCACCAACAAAAGAATCATTTGTAAAGTCATTAGGTAAGTTTAATGTATCTACATTACAAGAAATGTCTAAGCTTTATTTACATGATTTTGGTATATTCTTAGAATTAGCACCTGATGAAGAAGAAAAAGCAATGCTTGAAAACAATATTCAAGTTGCTCTGCAATCAGGTCAAATATTCTTAGAAGATGCTATTGATATTAGAGAAGTTCGTAATATCAAACTAGCTAATCAACTGCTTAAAATAAGACGTAAAAAGAAACAAGATCTAGATCAACAGCAAGCTCAAGCTAATATACAAGCACAAAGTCAAGCTAATGCGCAAGCTGCTCAAGCCGCTGCCGCTGCAGATCTTCAAAAGCAACAAGCGCTTACTGAGTCAAAAGCTCAGCTTGAACAAATAAAATCTCAGCTGGAAATAGCTAAATTAGAAAGAGAAGCTGCAATTAAGAAAGAACTGATGCAGTATGAGTTTGAAATAAACAAACAATTGCAAGACGCACAGCTAGCTATAGCTAAAAATAAAGATAAATTTAAAGAAGATCGTAAAGACGAAAGAACTAAAATACAAGCTACACAACAAAGTGAGCTTATAAATCAAAGAAAAACAGATGCACCACCTAAAAATTTTGAGTCCTCAGGTATGGACACACTAGGTGGGTTTGGCTTAGAGCAATTTGAGCCAAGGTGATAATACCTTAACTATTTAATTATATTATATTATGTCAGAAGAAAACAAACCGATTGAAGAGGTTGTCGATGAAGTTCAACAAACAGTTGAAACAACTGAAGATAAACCTAAAGAAGATATCTCTTATAAAGAGGTAAAAAAAGATGGTACTATTAAATTAGACCTAGGAAAATTAAAACAATTTCAAAACCAAGATCAAGATGTACAAGAGCAAGAAGAAGTGCAAGCCAGTAGCGAAGAAAAGCAAGATGAAGTCGAAGAAGTCGTCCAAGAAATAACAGACGAACAAGAGCAAGAAGAGCCTAAAGCTACTGAAGAAGTTGTTGAAGAACAACTAGAACAAAAGCAAGAACCTGTAGCTCAAGAAGTTAACTTACCAGAAAATATACAAAGTCTGGTTAAGTTTATGGAAGACACAGGTGGATCATTAGAAGATTACGTAAGATTAAACGCTGATTATTCTAATGTAGATAATAATACATTATTAAAAGAATATTATAAGTCAACTAAATCTCATCTTAATAATGAAGAGATTAACTTTTTAATTGATGATAGTTTTTCATATGATGAAGAGCTAGATGAAGAAAGAGATATTAAAAAGAAAAAGTTGGCATTAAAAGAAGAAGTTGCTAAAGCTAAGAAGTTTCTTACTGGACTTAAGGATAAATATTACGAGGAAGTCAAGTTGGGTTCTAAGTTAACTAAAGAACAGCAAGAGGCTATTAACTTTTATAACGAATATAACCAAAAACAAACCACTGCTAGTGAAGTCCAAGAGAAGCAATACAAGCAGTTTCAACAGGGTACTAACAATGTTTTCAATGATAATTTCAAAGGTTTTGATTTTAGAGTTGGTGATAAGAAGTTTAGATACAATGTTAAAAATGCTAATGCCATTAAGGATTACCAAAGTGACATATCTAATTTTGTAAGAGAGTTTCTTGACGAAAACGATATGATGAAAGACGCTGCTGGTTATCACAAAGCTTTATACGCCGGTAAAAACATTGATAAAATAGTTCAACATTTTTACGAGCAAGGTAAGGCTGATGCTATAAAAGAAACCGCTGTTAAGTCAAAAAATATTGACATGGGCGCTAGAACTACTAAACCAGTTGTAGACGCAAGCGGATTGAAAGTTAGAGTGTTAGGCGGAGAGGACAGTTCTAGGTTGAAATTTAAAATTAGAAAATAAAAAAACTTAAAACTTAAAAACTTAAAAAAATGGGATTTAACACATCATTAGGATTAGGTGGAGGTTACTCTATCCTTCCTACATTAACTCCAACTGTTAGTGATCAGAACTATATTGACTTTACGTCTTCTGCTACTGCTGGTTGGGCACAACAATATCTACCTGAATTATACGAGCAAGAAGTAGAGCGCTACGGAAACCGTACAATCAGTGGATTTTTACAAATGGTTGGCGCTGAAATGCCAATGGAATCTGACCAAGTAGTATGGTCTGAGCAAAATAGATTACACATCGCTTACAAAGGTGGTTCTGGAAACTCTACTTGTGTTTTAGCTACTGCTACTGGTGTTGTAACTTTAGGTTCTGACTACCAAAACGCTGTTAGAGTAGGTAATACAGTTGTTATTACTGATGCTGCTACAGGATTAAACACTATCAAGTGTTATGTTTCTGCAGTATCTGGACAAACTTTTACTGTTAAAACTTATTCTCAAGCTGCTTTAACTACTGTTGTAAGTAACGGTGGAGCTATTAACGTATTTGTTTATGGTTCTGAATTTGCTAAAGGTTCTGCTTCTATGGTAGGAGAGCTTAAGCCACAGTTTACTCAGTACAGCAATAAACCAATCATCATTAAAGATCACTTTAAAATTGATGGTTCTGACACTGCTCAGATCGGTTGGGTTGA